TAACAAAAAAGGTACTCTGTTTTGCAGAGAGAACTCTGCTTATAGAGATTTTCTCTGTTCAAAAGGCGCAGCGGTGCACCCTCACATCTCAAGGTTGATTCGCGCGAACAGCCTCAGCGGGTATGCTGATAGAAATTACGTAGATAAAGCAAACTACAATTACTACTCCGACAAGATCAAAGAGTTCGCGAAGGATAAGCCCTTCGGAGTTTACGAAGTATGCACAACTCGTTGGATCATAGACACCACTAGATGGCACTTGAAGGTTGACGGCAAGTATATTGGCATAAGATCCTTTAAGAGGGGCGATGGAGGCGTGATATGCATCTCTATCAACGATACTCCTATGCCCGATGTTGATGTTTTTAAGTTAGCTTCAAGCGGTGGGAGATTCTCAAGCTACGTCGCTGGTGCAGAATCGTGGATAAAAGTTACAAACGACAATCAGTATGCTGTTGTGCAGGCAGAGAAAGTTGATATCAGTTCGCCGGGGTTTGTCTACTACAAGGACGGTTACGCCATACGACCAATGTTTCTCGTTAATAACGAGTGGAAGTTGGTGGAGGAGTTGAGCATGTTAGAGCTTCGTGCGTGTACAGCTACGCACGGGGGGCCAAGAGAGCTTCTGCTGGCCTTGGAGGAGTTCAAAAAATGAATTTGCGTGCAATGGAGGAGCGATTAGGAAGGTCTTAAAGAAACTAGGCTTCAGTTTTCCTGAAAACGAAAGGGAAACGCTCAATATTCTTAGAGGGTTGCCATATGAAAATCTTGTGAGAGTGCAGAAAGCGTTGCATGACTCGTATTCTGAGTGGGACGCCTTCCTACTAAGGAGGATTGGAGCCGCCAAGTTCCATTATTGTGGGGTTTGCGACAAAGAACGCATAGTTTTTGGCGATGAGCTGCCCGACGGGTGGGGGTGGATGAGCAACGGAACGCTTATCTGCCTCCATTGCCAAGTAAGATATAAGGATAAATTCGGCGAATTGCCGGAGATAAGGAGAACGATAGATGATTTGCCTGGTTTGCGGACATGAGCACGACAGATTCTGCGACTGCTGCGACGAAAGCGACTATTGGAAGGAGGATAATGACAATACGCAATAAATACATTGTAAATATTGCTGCCTTTTTTCTTCGCAAGAAAGTCTTAAGGGCTGTATTTCACTTTGAAAGGATTTTGTACGACAAAGATTTAACTCGTTTAGCCTTCTTAAATAAGACTCTTAACGCATTCGAGGAGCAAAGCGATGCCTACAAGAAGACCCTCAAAGAGGAAATCAGAAAAGAATCAGGTAAGTAGCTACCAATTGAACGTCTTTGGCGGGATCGAGAGGGTGGAGGATCTAATTTCTCCGCCCCCGTTCGTCATAGAAAAGCACGGCGTCAAGGTTGTAGGCGTGATTGTGCCTGAATACAAGATGGACGTGCCTGGATATATTCCAGAAGCCCTTAAACAGGCAAGAGAATTAGTGCCCGAGACGAAAACATGGGGCAAACCGCCATGGCTATCCGCTAAATGGCAAGCTGAAAGGAGAAAAAGAAATGCTAGATCTAGTTGAACCATTATATAATAAAAACAAAGAATTGTATCCATTGACAACAAAGCGTTTTCCTGTTTCAATAACCATCTTTCCGGACGGATCGTATATAAGTAAGATCGCATTCCAGGATATTGAGGACGAGTTCACAGAAGAGGAGCTAGAAAGATTGAACAAATTTGTTGAACACCGTACAACCCCGGAGGACGGAGTGTTTCTACCAGATATGGAGGGGTTCTTAAATGAATAAAGAAGTTGTTCTCACCGGTGTTCGCGCTAATAACGATTTGCACATTGGCAACTACTTTGGTGCGATTAAACCAATTATAGATATGGTTGGGAAATATAAAGTGAATCTGTTTATTCCTGACCTACATAGTTTTACGACGCCGATTGACCACAAAAAACTGCAAGACAGTATCATGAATACCTTACGGGTATATGCTGCAGCAGGATTGCCGCTTGACGATGATTCAGTTCTACTGTATCGCCAAAGCTACGTGCCAGCGCACAGTGAACTTGCGGTGATACTAAACAACTTTGCTGGTTTCGGCGAGTTAAGTCGTATGACACAGTTCAAAGATAAGTCAAATGATCGCGTGTCAGTTGGTTTGTTTGACTATCCTGTACTAATGGCGAGCGATATTTTGCTTTATAATGCCAGATATATTCCTGTCGGTGAAGACCAAGCGCAACATTTGGAGCTCACGCGTGACATCGCTGGGCGTATGAACCGTAAGTTTGGCGAGGTGTTCACTATGCCAGAACCTGTATTGGGCAAGTTGTTACGGATCAAAGACTTACAAGACCCGTCTAAGAAGATGAGCAAATCGGACGAAACCGGTAAGGGCGTAATATTCTTGACCGATACGCCGGATGTTGCACGTAAAAAGATTATGTCTACAGTGACAGATTCTCTAGGAAAAGTGCACTACGATAAATATCTGCAGCCAGGTATTGCTAATCTATTAGACATTATGATGGAGCTTCGCGATACAAGTATCCTCAATGAGTTTAATGGCATGGAGTCATACGGCAAATTCAAGAATATTGTTGCCGATGAGGTTGGGAAGTTTCTGGAAGACTTTCAAGCAAAACTAGCAAGAGTGAATGACGAAGAAGTTCTAAATAAGCTAGAGTCGTCGGAGCGCGAAGCAAACAGAATCGCAAACAAAACTTTACTAAAAGTACAGAAGGCTGTTGGTCTACGCTAGAAATGCGCTCAGAGGGCACTGAGAGGCTCTGTAAGCGATTTTAATTGCAAAGATGGGTAATGTATCATCTTTTGTGCTAAAACGCCTCAGAGAGGCTCTAAATGCCCTTAGAATGCATTTATAGGGGTGCACAATAATTCTTAAGAAAAGGAGCTATATGACACAGGCTGAAGCTTTGGCAATCATGAAGTCAGGCAGGAATGTCCTATTGACTGGTGCAGCTGGGACAGGTAAGTCATGGCTTCTGAATAAGTTTATTACTGAATCCGATAAGAAGATCGCTATTACAGCTACAACAGGATTAGCAGCAGCCCATCTAGGAGGACAGACAATACATAGATGGTCAGGTATTGGAGTCAACAAGGTTCTGGATAATGATTGGATTTTTACGGTATCAAAGAAAAAAACAAAGGACATCCGACGCACCGAGGTTCTGATTATTGACGAGATCAGTATGCTGCACGATTATTCTTTTACAGCGGTTGACATTGCACTAAGACGAGTAAGGGGTAATGATATTCCCTTTGGCGGTATTCAGGTAATCCTCTGCGGGGACTTCTTCCAATTGCCCCCTGTGAGTAAAGGGAAAGAGAAGGCAAGGTTTGTTGTGTGGTCTCCTTCCTTTAAGGCATTGAATCTTGCATTCTGTTATTTAGATGAGCAGCAGAGGTCGGATGACGAACGATTGACTGAGATCCTGAATGCAATGCGCTCAGGATCATTGACAATGAAACATTTAAGATGGATTAAGGAAAGGATCGGTCTATGGCATAAAGACATAAATACAAAACTCTACACCACTAATAGAGATGTAGAGGCTGAGAATGAAAAACAGCTAGCGCAATTGTCAGGTGATTTGCACTACTTCTTAAGGACAAGTAAGGCAAGGAATAGACAGGAGCTTAGCCAGCTTCAGGAAAATGTTCTTGCGCCTGAGATCCTTAAGCTAAAAGTAGGTGCCCTAGTAATGGCAGTTAAGAACGATGCAAAAGGTCGCTGGGTAAATGGTAGTATCGGACAAGTAATAGACTTTAACGATCATTTACCTGTAATAAGATTCTTGTCAGGGCGGGTATGTACAGTACCGCCGGCTGAGTGGGAAAGTCCGTCGAGTGACGTTAGCCTGTCGCAGGTTCCGCTCAGATTAGCTTATGCGATCACAGTTCATAAAAGCCAAGGAATGACACTCGATAGTGCAGAGATGGATCTAAGTAAAACATTTGAGGAGGGTATGGGCTATGTAGCATTAAGCCGAGTAAGGTCATTACACACGCTCTATTTAATTGGAATCAATCGCAAGACGTTTCAAGTAAGTAGAGAAGCACAATTATTAGAAAGAGTATTTAAGAATCGATCTGAATTGTTAAGTAGGTAACAGATAAGGTGTTCTATTTTTGAAAAAAACTTGACTTTTGATTCAAAGTGTGATACAATCAAATGTATATTTGATTTATCCAGATGTTTACGGCAGTACATTTATCCTTTAGGGGGGGTAACCCGCCCCGCCAACCAGGTAAGATATTCCTACTAGGATGTCTTATTGATTACTATATGTTAAACACGAGGAGCAACACACAGAACCAATAAAACACCTGCAGACCATAGGGAAGATCACTCCAGGTAGGTTAGGTCTGGAGCGAAAAACCATATGATCCTCCGTAGAGGACGCCTTACGATTCGCTTTCTCGTAAAGCTGCAGTTAGTAGGAATGTCTCGCCTGGTTGTTCACCAGTATAAGGCGGAGGCTACCGCAGCGGCTCCGCACGCTGCTACCCAAGGATGGAAACCGGTTCATTTTTACCTGCCCAGCTCAGCGACCTTGGCGCGCCATGTCCACAGGGATGAATTTGTTCATCGCTTACCAGTATAGCACACTTGAAAACGTTTGTCAAGTCCCTACTGTCAACAGGGGTCACGTGCAGAGTTTTCCACAGGTTCATAAAATCATGAAAAAAGTCTTCAAAAAGTCTTGACTTTTAATCCAAAGTGTGCTACAATGGATACATACGTGAGACGAATGGCAGTCAAAGCGTAGTACCTTAACAATTCGGACAAAAGAGAAAGTGAATTTCTCAAAAAGAAAGGCAGGAATAAATGTCAACAGAAGGAACTGATCATTCTTTCAAGCTTACGGCAGTCATCCCTACAGCCCAATACGCAAATCTTCAGCCAGAGATAGAGACAACGGGAAAAAGTTATGAAGAAGCCCAGGAATTAGCTCTACAGCGGATGACAGAATTGTGGAACAGGGTATGCGAGCCTGGAAAAGAATTGCATGTTGGACAAAAAGTCGCAACGCCAACCGAGGACATAAGTTATGAAAGAGTAGCCTCAGGGATTACCGGCGTAGAAGTACTATTCGATCCAATTACGCATTCTTATAAAGGGCTTAACGGGGAAGACTACTTAAGCGGTAGCGCATTTGCCTCTAAGTACAAGTCTGAATTTGACGCAGCTCGTATCAGTTCTGCGATGGCGGACAAGTACAAAGTGCCGGCTCACTCAATCACGAGTATGTGGAATCTCAATGGAGAGGTATCTACATCTCTGGGTACAGCGGTGCACAATGCTCTTGAGCTATACGGAAAGTACTTGCAGCTCTCCAACGCCATCAAGGGTACAGACGAGAGTGCGTTAACAAAGAATGAGATCATTCGCCCGCTAGTTCAATCTTTCTTCAAGGACAGAGAGAATGAGAAAGCCGGATATGAGGTCTTTGTCGCAAATGAATCTCACCGATTGTGCGGTTTTATCGACAGGCTGCTCATAGTGGACGAAGAAAAGAGGATTTGCCGAGTACAAGACTACAAGACGAATCACTCTATAGAGAGAAAGGAAACGATCTTACCGCCCTTTAAGGGAGTTGTTGAATCCACAGTACTAGGTGCTTACTGGTTGCAACTAAGCTTTTATGCTTATATCTTGCAGCAAGCAGGATGGACAGTACAGGGGTTAGACATTTTCAACTGGGAAGGCGGCGAGTGGAAAACCTATCAACATGATGTCATTGACATCAGTAAGGAAGTAGATGGAAGATAAGGATTATAAGATCCTCTCTGTCGTGCCTCAACAAGCGTTTACTGGTAAATACGGCACACTTCAGCCATATAATTTGACTTTGGAGGGCTTAGAAGGAGCTGTACAACTTAACCAGAAACCGGAGACACCTGCACCTCAAGTAGGGAAGACGATCTTCGGGCACGTGTACGAGAGGAACGGCTACAAGAACTTCAAGCGGGTCAGCAAGGATTTCAAGCCCCAACAGGGCGGGAACGATTACATGATCCGTCTGCTGGAAGCTATTGCAATCGCTGTAGGTGCAAACCAGGCGGTGAAAGATAACGTCCCAACAGAAGTCAGTAACGAGCCGATTGACTTGAGCAAGATCCCGTTTTAAGAGTATGTACCAGGAAGCCATAGTAAAAGCTTTAGAAGCCGAAATTCGTAAACTGAATAAATACAGCATTGATGAGTTTACTGGTGATACTCTTACTCGTTTAGGCGTGAGACTCGCTTCGTACAAAGCAGGACTTGGCAGTTACGTCGCCAACGCAAAGGCTGAGTCGCTGCGGTGCGAAAAGGATCTCTCTGAAGCCAAGGCTAAAGCTTACCAAGCGCTACGAGACAGCGGAATGTCTCAAAGGGACTCTGAGCAACTGCGTATACTACACGTAGCAAGTGAGTACGACGCATATATCCACGCTAAAGAGATGGAAGATAGATTAGTCGGTCTATCGTATAACATCTCTGATATGGTGGATGCAATAAAGAGTCGTGTAATCCATCAGCAAATGGAGTTAAAGGAGGCTACGAGCTTTGGCTAGAAGAAAGAAAAAGAAGCCGCAGGGAGATGAAGCTGTCACTCCTTTTAAGGTGAAGGCTCTGAGATACTTCTACGGAGTGGTGAAGGGCGGAGGTGACTATAAACGTGGTCTCGCCTTTGTATCAAAAGAGAAACGTCAAGAGCTTAGCAGAAGCGGAGGAATTGCTAAAGAAAGGAAATATGGGAAAAATTCTGTACAAACCAGGAACGAAGGTAGTTCTCAGGGTAAGCCCGAATGAAGTCTATCTGGTTAACGATTATAGGAAAGGTACGCCGAAGCCGTACGTCCTTAGTAAGGTCGGAAGTGATCGCCCTTGCGAGTTAGAGGTTGCAGGGGAAACGAGAGATTGCTTTGCCGTAGATGAATTGAAAGCTTATAAAGAGGAATACTTCACCAAGAGCGAAGCAGCAGAAATGCAGGAGCGTTTATTGAAAACGATGTACGCTATCGCTGATTCAATGGCGACTGTCGCTACTTGGCAAGCTCAGAAAGAGATGCAACATAATGATGACTAAAGAGGAATCAATGACTATTCGTGAAGCTATTAGGTGGGCATCTTTGCCAAAAGATGAAAGGTTACTGCGTGAGACCGGCATCCTCTCGGATCAAGGTAACTTGACTGATGTGGGTCGCCGTGTTCTCTGCGACTACCTCTTCCAAAAAGAGGAAACCCGCAAAGCTATTGTAAAAATGGCTGAGAAGACGCTCCCAAAAGAAAAATAGCCCGACTAAATAGAACACAAACCATTCAGCGCATCTTAGTCAATCTGGCTATAATATTCATAATCTGGCTACTGACACTAGCGATATGAATCGCACAGCGGACTGGCTGCGAGTAAGACGCGAATGGGTAAAGGACAATCCGCCAAATCACCAGGGATACTATGTATGCGCTCTATGTGGTAAACCATTACACTTCTCTGATATGGAAGTTGACCACATAGATGGAAGGTTAGGAGATAGGCTTGTCGATAAAGCAAACCTCCAGCCAACCCATGCATGGTGTAACCGGAAGAAAGGAAGCCGTAAGATTTCAGGAAAGGTGTCGAAAACTGAGTACGAAGTCCGACGGCTTCTGGATTTGTAGAATCTGGAACGGATTATTCTGGATTTGCAGGACAGGGCAAAGGAGAAATATGCAACATAAAGTAATAGGAACGTTTGAGGATGGCACTATCATCTCTCACACAGATCCAACTGAAGCTTACCGGCTGATAACTGAATGCGATAAAAAACTGACGGTGTTTGAAGCTGGGGGTCTAAGACTAGATTTAGACGAAGGGCGCATAACATTTGATGATTGTTATATCCCGGAGCTTTTTTTGGAAGAGCCTAACCGGCGCATAGAAAATAAACAGCTTGTCTACTATCGGACGATGGAGCAGAAAGCTGGTGGTGATCCGGTAATGGTATCGTATACAATCGGATATGAAGGTATCTCTAATGGCAATCTTGTGCGCAGGACTATCACAATGGAGAACTTAGATGTCTAAGATTAAGCAGCTTGTTCCAGAAGACGTAAACGAATTTGATGAACTAGATGTACGGGAAGCGGAGTTTTAGGAATACAAAGAAACAGTGGTACACCAGCGGGGATAGGCGGTATTATCTGAAATCCTCCTGGGAAATCCTGTACGCTGAGTACCTTGACTCTCTTCTCTCAAAAGGTAAGATAGTTCAATGGGAGTACGAGCCTCATACGTTCTGGTTTGAGAACATAAAACGAGGCGTTCGCTCCTACACCCCAGACTTTCTGGTTGAATACCCCAACGGAAGGGTTGAGTATCATGAAGTCAAGGGCTACCTAGATCCTAAGTCTAAGACAAAGCTTAAGCGCATGGCAAAGTATCATCCAGATATTTCGTTAAAGCTTATAGACAGGAAGGTCTTGGATAGCCTGGGGTTAACCAGTAAGAAGGAGAAATGAAACAGCTTAGCGTTCCGTAGCTAAGTCACTCTATGGGTATTTTAAGCCTAGTGCTTACTACCGCGCTACTTAATCCAAAAGTTGAGAAACCGGTAGATAAGCCGACACAAGCAATACAAAAAGTAGTTCGGGCTAAGGAACAGTCTAAAGTAGTCTGCATCCCAGCCCAGAAAGAAGTCGTCAAGAAGCCTGAAGTTAAGAAGTACTTAGTGCAAGAAGGCGACTCGCTGACAGCAATCGCAAGTCAGCAAAATACTACAGTTGAACGGCTCTGGCAAAAGAATACGCAGATTCAGAACCAAGACCAGCTAAAAGTGGGTGAGGAGATTACAATACCAAGCCCAACCGAAAACCTCGCTGAGAGGGCATTTACAGCCCCTGTGAGCGATTCTAGTGTAAAAGATGATACATTACCCATCTCAAGCCCTAAAATCGATTCTACGGGCTCTCAGACACCTTACAGCGCATTTACAGGGGTACAGAATGAACCTAACGCATATGTACCTGGCTGGTGTACGTGGTGGGTTAAAAACAAGCGTCCTGATATTGGTGGATATTGGGGAAACGCTGGCTACAACTGGATCAGTAGAGCACAAGCCTCAGGATTCAGTACGGGTGGCGCGCCACGAGCGGGAGCGATTGGAGTAACGGCAGGTCATGTCGTCTATGTTGAATCAGTAAACGGTTCAACAGTAAACATCTCAGAGATGGGATGGGGCGGTACGGCTAATTCCACAGCTCACTATAGGAGCGCGCCATCAAGCTCCTTTACATACATATATTAGAATGGCTTGACCTGAGTAAGTCGTTAAACTACTCAATCAGGAAAAATTTAAGCACAGAATGCTGGCGACAAGGCGGGTCTTTTCATGGTTATGCCAAACCAGAAACCGTTGCAACGGCGCCGCAAGAGCGCAAAGAGGGAAAACCCGAGTGTACGTATCGTGTCTTTGTAAAATGCTCTGTCGCTGGCGCTCTGTGCTTAAACGAACATTAACAGTTCAACCATATAACTGGCGACATCAGTGTCTAGGCTTTTCATTTGCCTATAGAATTGAGCGCAGGTGGAAATCGGCTCAATCTGGTGTTGCTAACTGGCTATATAAGTGGCTCGAAAGCCTGAAACTAAGCTTAGCGTTGCAGCTCGCGAAGTTCCGCAACTAGAGCTAGAAAAGTAACTGCTGACTTTGCAACTTGAGCGGTGAGAGATGCGCAAATCATCACCTTATATAGCCAACCAGTTATGTGGTTGAGCCCGCATACATCTTTACAATATAAAGGAGGGTAATTTGAAAGAACTTATAGAACTAGATAGAGCAGTGCGCGATGTCGTGCAGAAGTTCATAGATATATACTATGAAGGCACAGAAGTGGACGCAGAGCCTGTCGCTGGAGATATCTGCGGGGCTTGGTGTATCAACGATGAGTTCTGGAACTTATCTGATATGGTACTCGCCCTAGACAAGAAGGTCTCAGAGAAAGTCTTGTGGGAATGGTACAACCAATTATTAGATGACGCTCTAAAAGATAAAGTAATGGTAAACCTGAGGACGTGGATAGAAAAATGAAGTATAGACTATTAAAAGAATTGCCATGGTGTAACGCTGGTAATATTTTTGAACTAAAAGGAGGGGCTTGGTTGACATATTTTGGAGTTAACAAATGATAATATTTATAATTTCAAAACTATTGCCTGCCATGTATGGCGTGAAATATGACAATGACACGGTAAACGGCTTCGCGACCGCCTCTGGGATAGAGTTTTTAGCAGTAGCTGTGTTTACCATTCTGTTTTTCCCGTTAATCTTGGACGAGATTAGAGACTGGAGGAGACGATGAAACTATTTCACAGAGACAAAGGTTTTCCAGTAACCTTTAGATACACAAAGCAGACTATTCCTCTGGTGTGGAGTAGCCGCGTGGCAAAGAAAGCCGATAAATTAAAAGTAGCAAAGATCAGAACACTGGATACGTCGGAGTGGCGTCCGCTTATTATCGGATACGGAGCTGAGGAAGTTCCCCGTATGGTAATAGTGGAGATGGACGGCATCACGCTTACCCTTAAAGGCTTGTGGAGGCACAGCCAAGCATTGTCTGTCGCTGATGTAAACGATCCTGATAGCCCGATATCAATCGAGCAAGACGATGAGAAATACATTAAGCCAGCGTTTTCTAATAGAAAATTAACAGACAAGTAATGGATACGAAAACCAGAAATGCGCTAGAAGCGCTTGATACGACCGCACGTCAAATAGCTGAATTATTCGTTAAGAAGTACTACGATTACGACCTAGAAGTTGATTACGTTTATGCTGTAGCAGACGACCCGACTGGTGCTTGGGGTGTTGGAGATGAGTTTTGGAACTTCGATGATATGGTTACTGCCCTACGGCACAACGCCGATAGGGAGACGCTGATGGACTGGTATTACAAGATTTATACAGCAGAGCATGACGATAGTGTGCCGTTCATTAGCCTCAAATTGTGGCTTAAGGGTATGCGCCCGAAAGACCTTGAACGGTATTGAGGAGGATGTAGAGTATGAAGAAAAAACTACTAATACTAACAGCTATTGCAGAGCTAGCGCTAGTAGTTGTCGCAGTAAAGGTCGGTGTTGAATATGCGCTTATGAATAAGGTCTTACCAGCCATAGCGATGATTATTGTCGCGACTCTGGGGTTGCTATCCGCTTATGCGTTCTTAAGAGACCTAAGAGAGGAGTAGGAGCGGTGGATACGGGCGATAGGATAAATTACATCAACTATTATCTCTATATGGAGAACAGACCCTCATATAGAGAGCTCGCTAAAGAGCTGGGTATCTCCACAAACGCCCTCAAACAGTTCATCTATCGACACAGGGCTGAGATCCCTAAGATACGAACAGGCTGGACGCAGCATGAACTAACTACCTTGAAGAAGTATTACAGAAGATACTCTAACGAGGAAGTCGCGCGACTCTTGGGCAGGACGCCTGACGCAGTACAGCAGAAAGCAGCTGAATTGGGTTTGCGCAGGCATCACGACCACAGCGACCTCATAAAGAGAATGCGTAAATTAGACACAGCGAATATGACAGTTCCAGAAATAGCTGAAGAGCTAGATACTGCTCAAAGGTTTGTGAGACACTGTCTACGGCATTACAATCTGCCATTTAAGCGACAGCCCAATAGTTATAAAGAAGTATGCAGGATGGCATTAAGGAGAATATGGAAGAATTAGCACATAACCTCAGCGTCGCGCTTGCTCAAATAGATTCAGAGATGGCTTCTATCAGCAAGGAGATAACCTACCACACGGCTGGTTCTGCAGAGTACAGTAGGCTCTTCGGACAGCTAGAACAACTCGCTAAGAGGCGTAGACAGACGAAAAGGCTGTATGAAACTGCAGTAAGGAATTGTTCACTTGACACGTCTAAAGTTATGTGGTATAATGCAAATATGTCTAAGCCATGCCCTCCGGTTTAGACTGTACCTTCTCACGGTGTTTACCACCTAAAATTGACTGCTGTTCGTTACCTGCGCCAGAACACAAAAAATTTCCCTATCATTGCCATGTCCGCGGGAATGAGGCGCAGGAAAGTATAGGATTCTTTACCCCTATACGCAATTAAACCCCCTAGTTTTACCTAGAGGGTTTTTTGTTGTCTAAGCTTGTCTACTTAGTGCGGGTAAAGTGCGATACTCCCATAGCGCCAGCTAGCATACCTAGACCGCCGACAATGACGGCAACTAATTGCTCAGAAGTGGCAACAGGCATTACCTTAGTTACAGCCAGCGAGTTAAACACAATATAGGACAGCGGTGCTCCAATAAGGTTCAAGAGATAAACTCCCATACGTACCTTATCCGGCACAACAAACCTCTCTCCTTCAGTTAATTTCATATCAGTATTCTCCAGTAGTTTCTTAAATTCATCTTCGCTTAATGAGGCAATCGGTAAAGGCTTTACTTCAGGTTTCATCTCTTTCTCCTTAGCGCGCTTCTCAGCTTCTTCTATAGCTTTCTTAGCCAATTCAGCTTCCTTGCGTTTACGCTCTTCTTCCTTACGAGCCTCTTCTTGGCGTCGCGCTTCCGCTTCTTGTCTAGCTCGCTCTTCAGCAGCAGCCTTACTCGCAAGCAATCGCCTTCTTTCATCTGAGTTCAAGAGGTCGCTTCTTACTTGATCTAATGTCCAGCCTTTACTTATTTGTGAACGATAGTGGGCTAGTCCGCCTGCGTCTGCGTCACGCTCTAAGACTTCGCGGTATACTTGACGGATTTGGTCGTCTGAGACACTTGGAGCGTTCCCAACATAGGTGTAGAACGTATAAGCAGGACAGCCATTTAGCTCCCACAACCAATCGTGATTATCTACGTGAATATCGTCATAGCCGGACGAACAGTGGATGATATTACCAGCGTCGTCCAATATCACACCCGTATGACCGAACGCTCCTCCGCTAGCTCCGCGCTTGCCCCAGATAAAGATATCTCCTCTGTGGGTATCAGCATCACCGTTAGCATTTACTGGTACTTGTTTCCAGCCATGAGCTTCCAGGTCGTTAAACAGGCTATCCGTATTTCCGATACGATAGCCTTGCGGTAGAAAACCAGCTTCAATTAAAGCGTGATATACTGCACTAGAACAGTCGTAACTCGCGGGGCCGTTACGGTCAGCCATTGAGTACGTTACACGCCCTTTACGAGCATTAAACCAGTTGATGATTGCTTCTTTATTCATACAGCTCCTAAATATTCTTTACGCATTTTAGTAAGTGTTTCCTTCAAGTCCATATTCTCTTGACGGGAACGCTCTAGCTCCTTCTGGGTCATGGCTAAAGCCTCTTCAAGCTTCTTGACCATGCATCTCGCAGCAGCCAGTTCAGTTTCTAACTCGTCAAGCAATGCAGCTTTACGTTGATCCTCAATATCCTTCTGATGTATAAGGCGTTCATATCCGTCAAACATTGCCTCTACTCTGTCTACCGGCTTAGTTTTTACTTTCTTGCCTAAGACGTTGACAATGTAAGCGATGAGAATTCCCCCAGCAGTAGAGATTATAGCGGTTATTACATTTTCAGACACTCTTATTTCCGTCTAGCTCGGGACTTTTCTCCCCTTGCAGTTATGTTGATGTACAGGTTCTTTTCTAATCTTTCTTTTAGATCATCATCTAAGTTGTACTTAGAGAATACTCCAGCCATCTTCTCGGTTACAGAGTCGTTGAACTCTTGGGCTTTTCTCCTAGCAGCCTCTGGTCTACCACTGCGATACAATTCAGTGATTTTTGCGTTGGCAGCACCGCGCCCAGTGACTTGGTCAGCAGCCTTAAAGAAGTCGTAGTACATTTGCCTCTTGTCTTCAGGAGCATCCTTCACAGCTTCAGAGCCCTTGTTAGAGAGAGACTTGCCGTCCTTAGCATAGAAGTCTTTGTACTCATCCATCGCAGAACGACCTCTCACAGCAGTCCACGCAGCTTCAGCTGGGTTACGGTCTTTTACAAGATAGTTTATGTTTCCTGATTGGTTTTCAGCATAGCCTCTGTTCATATCCTTGACAGCTTGGCTCGTCTTATTATATTGCGTATACCATGGAATTGCAATGCCAGGCAGAGTACCCTTGACGAAGTTCTCTAGTGCTCTTGCGCGTATCTCATTGGCATCAGTGATCTTCTCCTTCTTGTAGTTATTAGGAGCTTTCTTGTATTCCTCTTGAGATACTTCCTTGCCCTCGTCGTCATAGTAGCGGTAGTAATCCTTATTGGACTGTCCTGTAGCTATCTGCGCGATACCGTCTTTATTCTTACCGCCAAAGAATAGCTGCATAAGTGGAGACTGGAAGTTCCTTGGATCTAACGGATTTGGGAAGCCATCGTCAAAGTTATAGCCTATGGCACCGCCAATCGTAGCAGCCACTACGGCATTAGCTCCTGTCCATCTAAGAGCTTTAATAGTGTTCTCCATCTCTTTGACACTGATATCACCTTTAGTAAGCTTCCGCTTAAGCTCTTTTCCCGCGCCGCCAAACATGTCAGCCAGCATCTCTGCTTGCTTGATATTGAATGACTGGTACTGCGCTAAACCGCTAAATATCTTACTCCTTAGTATAGGAGGCGTGTCCATCTCATTAAAGGTGAACTGAGTCCGCCTAACGATGTCTTGGGCATATCTCTTAGCTCCCTCTATATCGTGAGGATGTTTAGTTAAGTATTTCTCGCGAGCACCGATATATGCGCTACCGCGGTTAATCTTTTCGGTGGTATCAAACATCGCCCATCCGATCTTATCTATCTTCTGCAAGGTCTTACGTGCTATATTGATGTCGCCTTCGTGCCTGAACGAGTCGTCAAAGATGTGCATTTCGCCCATCTCTTTGAACAGGTCGCTCTTATTCGGGTTCTTGAGTTCGCGCATAAGCTTTGTGTAGCCTATGGTAGTGTATCTACCCCCTAATTGAGCATACGTGTTTATACCCTGAGAGAGGTTCTTGAGGGCGCTTCCTAAATTCATCTGCAGGTTAGCTCTATAGGCAGCATTCTTCACATACGAAACTCCCTTAGTGGCAGAGTTGCGCACATCTACGCCAGGTATCTGATTTATGATAGAATCCGTGAAGCTATTGATTGCTTTATCGCCGGCTAGAGTATCGCCGCGTAGGCTCTTAGCATATCTCTGAATATAGCCGGCAACTTTAGTGTCTACGTCAGCATTGCCGATATACTTATTCATCTCATCAAACACTGGAGACATATGTATCTTGCGCTCTGCTTGCCTTACATACGCACCAGCTACACGGAATGGGTCTTTAATGAAGTCGTCGGCTCCAACCAAGCGGGAGAAGTCAATGTTCCCCGACTTTTCGCGCACCTTGGATTTGCTGGAAATGATACCCTCTAAGCCCGCAGGAATAGTCCTCTGCTTAAGGAGGTCTTGCAGCTGCTCTGATTTAGTCTCTAGCTTCTTCTGCGCCTCAGCTAAGTCCTTGCCTTCCAGAGTCTTCATCTCCTGTTTAAGAGTCTTAATTTCGGTATTGACTTTATCAATGCTCTGGTTAAGTCCCTTATTCTCAAACATGTGCGGGAAGTAGTCGGTGATACGCTGGTTCTCTTTCAGCCCCAGTTTATCTGCATACTCGTTGAACATCTTCCTGAGACCTTTATAGGCAATAGATTCGCCCTTAGTCATATCAGGAATATATTCGCCCTCTAAGGCGCGTACAACACGTTCTCTGCCTTCCTTAGTGAGCTTAGACTCGTTATGCAGCTCTTGAATCCTCTTGGTAGAGGCGTTGAGGTCTGTGCGATATTCATTAAAACTGGTCTCAATCTTATCGGCAAGCTTATCTAATCCTATCTTGCGCAGCATACGGTTAGGAGTCTGGAACATCTGAGTTGCCTGATTGATAGTCTTAGTGGGAAGTTGCAGATCTTCGGCGACATCTTGAATAACCCGAGGCTTCATGTCGTCAGGTACTTTGGTATTGGGATTGTCTTCAGCTATCTGTTTTGCTTTCTTATTGATCTGCTTTTCACGTTCATCTTGCAAGCTATTGAGTTTCTCTCTGATCTCTTTTGGCGTGCCGTCCATGCTCAGAGGATGTGTGCCATTCCGAATGGATTCAATCTCTTTATCTACGTCTGAGACAGACTTATTGGGTTCTTCAGCTCTAACTTTAGCCTTCTCTATATCTCCAGAAAGCTTATTAGCCTCAGCCTGCAGATTCTCTATATGCTTAGCCACCTTCTCTGCGCTAGGCTGTGAGCGTATTTCATCAGCCTCTTTAAGAGCAGCCTCATGGTATTTGTTCGTGATTTGTTCTACACTATCTTGTGCATCTAGCTTAGCATTAGTTGCATTCTCTAAGGCGTTATTTAAGACAGGTTCTTGCGCAGCAGATTCAGGATACTTCTCTGCTAAGGCTTGTTTCTCTGCATCGTATTTAGCATTAACAGAATCCTCTAATTGTTTCACATCAGCAGCATAGCCCGCTTCATCAAACTCTCCACCCCCAGCTAATTCTTCGCGCAGCTGCGGGTCGCTAGCAACGGTATCTAATTGTTCTAATTCCGCATTGCGCCTAGCTTCAATCTTATCTGCTTGCCTGAAGTACGGGTCTTTTTGCTTGAGTTTATTATAATAATCTATCTGCTTTTGCGCTTCATCAACAGACCTATTAGCCTCAGCGATTTCTCTAATAGCCTCAGGGTTTTCTGATGTAAGTTCCTTGTACTTCTCCTCTGCGCCTTCAGTATCATAGAGGTCGTTTTTCTCTAAGTATTTTGGGTCTCCTGCCTCAATCCTTTTTATTTCATCTTGTATTTCTATTTCTCGGGGATGTTGTTTCCTGGCAGACGGATTCTCTTCAGCAACAGTATCTAATTCAGCTCTCTTGGCTTTAGCTTCTTTACGAGCGCCTCTGATGTGTCCTAGAGCAGCGAGCCCGATATTGACTCCTAATTCGGTAGGATTAACTTCTCCACCGCCAGCAGCCTCTAAACCTGTTTGACCTCCTGCTAGTAGTGCGTCAGCAGCAATCTTTTGCCCTGTGTCTGCCACTGCGCTCCCCGCGCCTAAAGTAGCGGCATTGATAAAGGTTTCAGCAGCTTTCTTTGCAGCCTCTCTAGGACTTGTGTTTTGTATATTCCTCTGAGCTTCAGTGTCTTGGTTCTTCTTGATGACATCCAAGAGCTGCTTTCTAGCCTCTTCTCTGTTCTCCCCAGTGGCTTTCTCCATCCCCTCTGGGTCTCGCGTCCACCTATCTAGTTGCTTAGCAGCAGCTGCAGCAGCATTGGTCTGCGCTTGGGAGGTAGCGACATCGTATCCTAGCTCAGCAGTGTCTCTAGCAGATTCGTAAACAGAGCTCGGGATACCGCCGAGAAGACCCCCAACTAAATCTCCTGTATAAGACTTCTGCGCATCCCAGTTTTCGATACCGGTGTCTTTTAGGAATTGGTCAGTACGCTTACGAGCTTCTTTCCTATCAAACCCTGTGGTAACATCATTGAACACATCTGCACCGAATTTGGCTAGGTGTTTTCCAGTTGTGCCAGCGATATCAGTGAGCTCGCGTAAGATATTAAAGTCTTTGCTCTCTTGCTCTTCTTTTTTCTTTTTAGACTCTTCAGCCTTCTTAGCCTGCTCCTCAGCCTTACGCTGTTTCTCGCGCTCTTCTTCGTCATCGTCCCATGATTTAGCTGCAGCAGAAGATAAGCCAGCTGCACCGCTGACTGCGCTGTTAAAGAACTTGTCGTCTCTGACAAATGCCATTTAGTCTTCTCCGAAGTTACGTTTACGGATCTGGTAAGCTAAGCGGAGCATATCTGCGTAGCTCCCGTAGCCGGCTGCATACGCGTTATTAGCTGCGTTCTCAGCTGCATTCTTCGCGGTAACAATCCTACCGTTGCGCCAACGAGTACCAGCTTTAGCCATGTACTGTGCGATAGATTGTTCAGCAGAAACGCCACTTCCGCCGCGTCCCGATGATCTGCCTGCAGCAGCTGCTCTTGTAGCGGCAATCTTTTCTCGTTCAAGTGCTTGTTGTGCTGCAAACTTCTCGCGTTCCCACGCCATCTGTCTTTGTTCTGCTAAGTATTTCTCTAGCGCGCTTTGTTGCGTTTGGCGTATATTCATAGCCTTTAATCTCCGCTCTTGGTTTATCTTAGCCAACGCCTCATCTAAAGAAAGATCAGCCTCATTCTGCTGGTAATCTAGTTGTTGTAGTCCTGGTAAGTATTTAGTAGAGAGGTAAGTAGCTTGCTCGTCCAAAGGGATACCACTAAAGGACATGCCTCTATTAGTGGCTTGGTTGTTAATAGTATTAAAGCCCTGTACTCTCTCTGCGCTTAAGGCGCTCCTCTGGGCGTCAAACTTAGCAGGAAGCTGTGCTCTCCTTTTATTGATGACGTCAATACTTCCCTGATACACAGGGTTCAAGTCGCCAATGATTTGCTCTAAAGATTGTACTTGTGGTTGCATATTTTTCTTACTATATCACATCTGTTGTACGAATTAAAGCGGCGTAGCGAATGTACTCACCCTCGCTATAAGCGTTATCTCATTCCTATTGTATTCTGTAACCGCCTGCCCATTTTCTAGGCTTGCATTGATAGAAATTGTATTATCATCTACTCGTTCAATCCAGGCGAACAGAATATCGTCATAATCCATTCCGTCTACTGTCGCAGGGACATTTGCTGTCACAGCTGTACCGCAATACCAACGCCCACCTATATTCCACAGAGCTCGTATTGAAGAGTCTTTCGCACCAAGCTTGGCTGTCATAGACCTGGTTGTCAATCCGAATGGTTGCCATGGCTGCCCTGCTGATATTTTGAAAGTAAGCAAGGCTTCTCCGTTATTGTGCAAAGAAGGGAAGTCGGAGTTGATAGTGAAATTATTTATCCTGGTCATGCGTCTCCATATATGAAGTATTGGATTCTTGTTGCATCTTGATTCGGCGAAAGTATTATGTCGTTCTCGTTGACTTCTACGATCGGGTAGTAATTGAACCCCTCTAGGTGTGCAGCAGTTATTCTTTCCCAGCCCCTACTTGTTTCTGCAAATGCTAAGACGTACGGGACGTATCCTAAGCCGTGGTGCACGACTCCACCGCTCGAGACGCCGCTCTTCACAAGCTTGAAATAATTCAAGTCTGTATTTAGCACCCATTTGAGCCCTAGGTCTGGAGGCGAATAATCTGCAGTAGAATCATAGGGCGGCAATAGGTAGGCGCGGACGTACGCTGTTATTGGCGTATCTTTACGGTTGTAAAGGCTGAAGCTTACATTGTTTCGATCCGTAGAGCATCGTACAAAGTGTCTCTGATATTGCCAGCTGAGGTCTGTACAGTCTTGATGGCTACTAAAATTAGGATCAAATGACCAGTGGGCTACAGCCAAGGGGGTTTCTGGTAGCCCGTGGGGGATATTGAGGACGCCTATATCAACAGCGTTAGGAGAGGAGAGAACTCCCTCTACCTTGCCGACTATCTTCTCTAGCGGGTAGTCTGAGTGAAATAGAAACTTTCTAAGGTCAACCACGTTCTAGCTCAGCCTTTACATCTACGCCAGGCTTGCTTATATAGAGACCGTAGTTTCCCTTAGGGCTCTTACCAATAATGATACGAGGCGTTCCTGATTCGTCTGAGATAGTCCTAGACCTATCCTGAGAGGCTATCTGCTGGAAGTTCTCATTGACAGCATTAGCAAGAGTATTTCCGTCTGTACCTGGTGCTATTTGTATCGGAGAGAAAGCCATTTATATCTCCTGCGCTTGAATAAATACTTTGCCGCTGAATGCTAACGGAGAGGGAAATATGTTCCCCCCTGCAATTAGGATCTTTCCGTTTCGCAGCTCGCCAGAAACAACTAAGTGTCCTGAATACATACCGAAGTACGATACGTTTACACTGATATTATCTGCAGTTCTGCCTACAGGGACACTATATTCACCAAGAGTATCTCGCACCCCGTTACCAGCGATAAGCTTGCCTTTAGTATTGTTGAAGTCTGTCTGCGTCCCCATAATATCAATAGAACGAGTATAGGTTTTAATTCCGCCTAAGTCTGTAACAGTCCAGCCATTGGCATCTACGTACTTCTGGATATCTAGCTTAGAGGAATCAATCGCCCCTTGAGCTATCTTAGAACGCGTCACAGCTCCACTCTTTAGGTTGTCGGAGTCCACATTGCCGTTTATGACCTCAGCAAGCGCAGCAAACCTACTATTAAAGAGGTTAGGCGTGGCAACATCTCCGACTTGTATATTCTGAATATTAACTAACATATCTTTATCTTATCACAGTTTCTTTATCTTATACAGGAACTGGACGCCCATGAAGTTAACCTCGTTATCCACAGCATTGCGCATAACACGGAACTGCATATACCTAGAGTAGCCCGATACAGGAGTCTTCTTAGGCTTGAACGCAGTTGCACCTGTAAGCTTCGTACTCCCGTCTATCAAGAATGAGCCTATCCTAGCACCTCCTACAACAAGGCTAGCTCGCTTTAGATGAGGAGAGTCTTCAAAGTCTCTATCAGTTCCATAGGTTACAGGAAAGGTTTTGCCTACAGCCTTTACGAGAGGAACGTACCTCTTGTACTTCTTCCTTTGTCCAGGCACGCTTCTTGAATCGTACTTCAATCGGTAGTCAAAGTCTATCGGAGCTCCTAAGTCATTGAAATCCTTCTCCGCGTAGTACGCGATAGGCGCAGCAGAGCCAAATAATACGAGCTCCATGTTATCGTCGGCGTCTGAATAATAGATAGCTCTTCCAATATGGGTCTCAGTGTCTAAGCACCACTCGCTAAGGTCTCCTAAGAGTATCAGGGTTTGGTCTTGGTGGGACGCATTCCTAGAGGCAAAGAATGCATATAGGTCAGATTTCCACAACGCTAAGGTTATCTCATGTTTCTGCGGGCATTCATCAAACAAAGGCTGGACTAAAGCAGAGACTTTCTCGTCCTTAGAACCGTTGAACCTATAAATACCGTCATGCGAAGTAAAGTAGATGTAGTTGTTGTCATTCGTGATACCCCTAGAAGAGAGCGCACCACCGCTACCAGTAGATTCACGAAGGTAGAAGTTGCCTCTGTCTGAACCCGAGAGAACATACTTCCTGTCCTGAGTAAAGATTATGAGGTTATCTTGGAATGGAACAATGCCTGTAACTGGAGAACCGTTCTTGGGGCGAGGTATGTAGATAAACGACACAGACAGCCATTGATAGTACCACTGCTCTCTTTTAGGTTTGTCTGAAGGGTTACCTGGGTTCTCTGAGAACACTAAGCGGTTCTTGTCCTCAGCAGACACTCCGAATAAGCGGTCTTTGTGAAAGCAAATCATAGAGAGCTTGGGCAGCTGCGGGTCTACAATATATTCAATACCTGTATACTCTACTATTACATCGTCTAAGAAGAAGTTCCCGTTGGTTCTAAATTGCAGGGTACTCGCGTCGGCTGGTGCAGTAAAGTAAAACTCTTTTTGAGTCCACACGCCATTTACGCCCTGCTCTGTTCCTGGGAGTTTATCATTACTACCGTTGACTGTTAGCCATAACTTGGTAGCTTGCCCTTTGACCCACAGAGAGACCTTGTACCGGAGGTTATATTCAAGCGAGATGTTCACCTGTGCTCCAGTACCTACGACTTTTAGCGAATTAGGGGCAGAATGAGAATCCGTATCTGTGGAAAGAGTAGAACTTATTCCAGTCCATCCTAGAGTCCCATTGGTGAAGTTAGAGTTCTCTACTAGATTCCTGTGTTCAGTAGAGCCGTCCCATGTAGTGAGCTGGTCGTATCCATTGCACCAAAACACTTTGCCGTCACCATTCGCAAACGAGTATTCTTGGGCTAGAGGAGATAACCCTTCTACTAAGGGCTTGAATGTATCGCCATCAATGTAGTACATGGTCGTACCGTATGCAGCAATAGTTTTATTTTCTCCGTCATCTCTGTTAAAGCGGTAAGCACCTTTGCACGGTAGTTTAGGCGAGACATACACCTCATGGCAGATAGTGAAATCTTGCTCTTGCCCGCCAGCTACACCAGCATTGCTTGTATAAGCAGAAGCTCCGCCTTTTCTCGTCTGCAGTTCAGCTTCGCCCTGACCGTCATCTTGAACATAGAATACCATCCAGTATTGCTGGTTCTCTATCAATTCTGGTGCTTGTATGAATCTAGCGTCAACTGCCTTGAAGTTTCTGTCTAAGTCTCCTAAGGAACTCTGCGCAATCTTGCGACCTGGTCTATTGCCATTATCATCATAGACATCTACCCTAACAACGCTTGTAGCTGTACCGAGCTTAGCCCATACTCTAATTCGCGTCAGAAGCCCATTTACAGCCCCTGTGAAGCGTTGTAGCTGAATATTGGTATCAGTACCCACTTTTGCGCTAGAAGCCGCCAGAGAGCCTGTAAATGCCGCTAGAAGCGATTCCTGGACAGGCTTAGTATAATACCCAGCGCCTTTGCGCGTAGTAATGGCTACATGCCTGCCTGCTTCGTTAGGCTGATTGATTCTGAAGTTCTTAGCATAGGGAGAGCGATACTTGATGTTATCATCGCTATCAACCATATCAAGACCGCCCAAGGCAGTAATGACTTCAGTGTATTTATTCTTAGTAGAGGGATACGCCACTCTGTTTATTCCTCATCTTCATTTGACCCGAGACACGATAACCATAGCGAGAAGCCATCTGTTTCATCTTCCTCTGGTATTCCTGTTGAGTATACAGAGCCTCATCTGAATCGCCCTCTCGTACCTGTACGCGGTAGAATGCGCCAAGAACAAGGACTTCCTCAAACTCAGCTGGAAGCTCAGGTACATCGTTATCATCGCTCAAAGTTTTAGGAACTTTATTATAATAAATCACCATCTGGTAATTGCCTGCAGTAGGATTAGAGACCATCATCTTGTCTCCGTACATAGTCCATTCAGTAATGCCAGCAGCGTCTCTTGATTGCGGAGCTGGATACTTCTTGATGAACTCGTTAAATGGAAGATAGTTATTCTTAATGTGCCTAGCATTGCCTTCCTCATCCACCACGACAACAGCCTTTAAGAGAGATACGTCATCAGGGAACTGAAATAGATATGCTCCTTTAGGAAGGTTACCTGTAAACATAGTCTCGGTAAACGGAAGCTCGTATTCGCCAAAGATATCCCTGAGGGCGTCGTTAATAAATCCGTCTAAGACATCTATTTCAAAGTCTTCGTCGTCTAGTTTATCAATCAGTATACGGCGTCTGATACCTGCTAAGTTATAGCTCATGAGATTCTCCTCCACATAAATACAGTTATATAAGGTTGCAATGTAGAACTCTCGCTCGTGTACCCATAGACTTTGGTATAGTGAGACTTACCTGTCTGTGCGAGCATGCTCCCGCCAACAGCATAGTCAAATCTTAGACCGCTATCCGCGCCAGTACTCGGGTTTATAGGACTAATAGCTTCATAACCGACACGGTTAGCGTCTCCTGCAGGCGCACCAATCGCAGCGCGTAGGTCGCCTTTCTTGTCATACGCACCATTACCATAGCCATGGTGCAAGTGAAGTTTGCTACCGCCCGTACCTCCGGCTGTCTTAAAGTCGGTATCGTTGGGGTTTTGCCCCACTAGAACTCTGCCCTCACCGTACTTCTGCCAAGTACCAAAGCCCATAAGTACAGAAGGATTGCGGTCGTCAGAAGCGTTAGTATAGATAGAGCCAATAGGATACATTCTGTTCAGGAGTTCATCTAAAGCTTGTCTTACGGGATTAGAGACTGGTTTATTGATGTCTGAAGTGTTATCTACATTCCCCAGACCGACATTAGCTTTATTTGGTTTTATCACAGAATAGGGAACAGTAGCATTAGAAAATGAGCCGTCATTGTTCTCCACAATAACAGGAATCCTGTTGTTATCAGCAGGGCTCATGTTGATAGGGTAGTCAGATAGTTTTCGTTGTCTTGGCATATTTACTCAAAGCTGAAGGCTAGGTATTCACCCTCTTCAAGCGTTATATCTATTATATCATTCTCTTTGTATTCAGCAATAATCTCGTCACCGTCCTCAGAGAGCCACAAAGACTCATCATCAAACTCCAGTAGGGTGTAGTCCACGTTCCCTATAATCTCGCCTTCATTAGTCTGGGATTCGTAGTATCGCCCCTCCTCTATATAAGCTTCAGGTAAGGTCTTCTTGTCGTAGATTCTAAAGCCCCCAGATACAGCTGACATCCACTGGTTTTCTACAGTAAATATTCCGCTCTGATGCCTGCTAGTGAAATTATCTATTGTGAACTCGCCGATTATAGAATGGAGCAATTTGTTAGATACAGAGAACTGCCCATGTTGGACTACAGGCTTTGGAGCTACAACAGATACTCTACCGGCTAAAGTCTTAAGAGGATTTATCTGTGCTCTGAACCGACCACTAAGGGGTTTATTTCTTATGACTCTGACCCTGAACTTGCCGGAGATATCCTTGCTGCGAGAAGAAGCTAGAGGATAGAAGGGGGTGCCATAGCCAGCACCATAGAAATTAGCAGTATATCCATCTACGGGGGTGTGTTCAGGACGATGAAACACTGTAAACTCTCCGGAGATATCGCTATCTAATTCGTAGCCATAGGGCGCAGAGTCCCCGTCAACACCAGCAGAGAGATGATGTATCCACATAGAGCCTTTACCGTATGTGGCGATACCGTTGTATGCACCTGTGGCAGTGACATTGTTCTCAGCCTCTATTTGCCAACCTGGTTCGGGTTGTCCATCTATCCATCGCTTAGCCTTTAATTTATTCCCCTCTATCCTGAACCTAGCCCAGTACATCACGTTGGCGTGGTAATCGCTGGTCGCCCATTTTACATAACCAGTAGAGCCCTCGTCTATCGCCAGTGTACCAATGTTATTGATGACAGAATTAGAGAGCTGATATCCTTTAGTCGTCGCCTCAGAATTGCCAGAAAACCTAGCGACAACAATACCCTGTTTACCTATGTCTGAGCCTAGTTTGAACTTCACTAAGAGCTCTACATCATTGACACCATCAAGAACATCCCAGCCAGCAATAAACGTACCAGCTATACCGCCCTTGGCTAAGCAGATAAACTTGCCGTCAGCATTAGAGCCAGAGAGTAGAGTATCTCCAGCTCTTGAGATTTGGGTAGTGAAGCCAGGTGCTCCAGCCCCGTATACGCCAGTCATCGGAGCGATGTACTGTGCCATTTATACTCCTATGCAGATAAACGAAACAACCCCGCCGACGCTAGTATTTCCGGTTGCGTTATTCCAATATATATTCATGGTCTGGTTTGCGCTATCCCAGCTATTTCCTAAAACATTGTTACCGCCCACAGAGTTATACGCTGTTTGAATATTGCAGATAAACGCAGGTGTAGCAGAGAATGTCCCACTGGGGAACTTCACAGAATAAGACGCAGTCGCACCAGTTTTAGGAGCGGTATTGCCGAATGCTATTTTTATAGAGCCAAGATTAAACAAACGATATGTCCCGCCAGCAGTGCCGGTATTGGTCACCTCCCCTCCTAGTAGGATATTAGAGTCGTTTATGAGAGCGTCTGTGTATACACCAGCTGACACGATAGCGCCAGGGGAAAACGATTTAGCAGTAGTCAGGTTTTGCGCTCTTTGCACAATTAAGGCATCTCCAGAAACACTTGCAACTATAACTATCTCACTGTTCCCTCTAGTGGCTAACTCCCCGTAAGGACAAATAGTAGCCTTAAAAGGGGCTTCAGGCATACCAGAGCCGTCGCCTGTCCTTAGCATGATAGTAGTATCGGTCGGAGAGATTGCCGTAGAAACAACCCCATTAGCCAGGTCGCGAGTATTCAATCTAGTTCTCCGAATAGCGTAAGGTTAGCGTGATGGATGGACTATCGCCAGGTAACGCAGCTGGGGTAGTCTGTATTTGTGTAACGAGGTACTGAGTGTATCCTGGAGCTGTAAGCGTATTAGTCGGATTAGCTCCCTCGGGGCCGGCTGTAGAAAGCTTCGCAGGTTTGCCAGCAGCGATAGAGGTTACAGCAGACATATCAGTTAAACCGGCTACAGCAGCCTGCGTTGGCTTCTGGTATTGAGACGTAACGGCTCCCATAAGCTTCGTGTTGGTCGGCAGAGCTCCCGCAGTATGAGCGAACAACACATTGGAGATAGAATTGAATGTTCCCGTGAACTTACCAAACTGGTATTTGCTCATACTATTCTCGCCGGCATTTATGGGCGCAGCAGGAAACGCCGTGTTGATATCGTCAGTAGACTTCCAGTTCACCTGGGTTGTGGGATTGCGAATAGCACCCTTAGCAGGATTACCTGTAGGGTTTCCGTTATCTTCGTAAAATTCAAATGTTGCAGCCATTAGTCTTGAATCCTATGAACAAGCTCCTCTTTACTTCCGCCAAGCTCTTCGTATTTCTTAGCAAGGCTATCTACTTGCTCTGGAATCTCTTTGAGGTTATTTCGGCGGTTAATTTCGTCCATAATAAGTTGCAGTTGTTCTTGTAATTGTTCTTCAGTTAAAGTTTTGTAATCCATATAGCTCCTTTCGCTTATTGCTTTTCACGGTTAACTACTCACCCCCCCCAGGCAGTGTCGTTGGCCAGTCGTTTTCTGTGACGTAGGACAAGTTAAACGAGCATAAGTCGCCTTTCGTCCAGTTGCCTGTACCTGGCACGCCTCGTATGGCGAAGTCATGTGTCGCTTGATGCGAGTAGACTGCACCAAGCTGATAACCGCCGATATTCACAACTCCATGAGCCGTGCCCCAACCATTATTCCTAAAGCCGAGCGGCATACCGTCTTTACCAAAGAGTGTTTTAAGTGTACCTCGTGCGCCAGTTGGATTATCGCCAACTTTCAAACCGCTAGAGCGTAAGTAGACGGTCTTACCGATACGCCGTAGCTGAATATTGCTCGTGTTGTCCCAGAACGGGTCGAGTAAAGTTTTAATATCTCGCCACCCAGTATCGCCGTACAAGACAGTCCAGCCGGTGTTGCCCGTGCCCCCCACCTTTATCCACTTCGCTGCGCCGCAGGTTACGGCTGTGTCGGTGTAAGTGCTTCCTGGAATGGCTGAGAACCGCCCATTCGGCTGACCGGTGTTGTAGAGGTGTGCAACTTCGCCTATTTTCACGTGCGAAAAGTCAGGGGCGACCCGAACGATATTCTTGTTAATTTTATTGCTCCAAAGCAGGAACTCGCCGGCTGAGTTTAGTCCCCACGATATATCTTTGCCAGCTCTGATTTGCCGATAGCCGAGGACAGGGTTATTTGAATTGACGATAACCTCACCGGTGAACGTATCGCCAGCTTTGTTGGCTTTCTTATTTAGTTCAGCAATAAGCTCTGCATTATCTGAGATATCACCAGTGATACTGCCCCAGGTTGCAGCTCCGCCGCCTCCTCCACCACCTCCTTTTTTGGAGATTATTTCAAGAAGCTCGTTGTCGTTCTTGTATTTCGTATAATCTTCGCTATACCCCAAACCTGCTATCTGGCGCAGGTGTTGATTATCATTCTTGTATTCACTCATTTCCCACCACTATAACATAGCCTGAATAGAAAGAAAAGAGCCGCTGTAAAGCGGCTTCATTTCTCTGCAAGGGTTTATCAGACTTTGCGGTTGATAACTGCAATGTGGTCTGGACGTACAACCTTACCGCCCCAGAGCGTAGAGCCAACGATAATCGTGCTCTTAGCCAGCGCTCGGCGTTGCGACTCAACCTCTGTGTCAATCTGGACAGCACAGGTAAGCGCACTCTTGTGGATAAGCAAGAAGCCCCAGTCTTTGTTTGTGTTCGTTTTTTGAACTTGGTTCGTAACATACACAGGCGTGTTGTAGATAGTACCAGCATAACCAGCACCGCTAATGTTACCATCACCTTGCTGCGAAGCCCAGGTCATCTCAGCGTCGCTACGGAGGTCAGCCACACCAACACCGTTTACAACCAACGCACGACCTTCTGTCGGAACGTTAGCCATGTCAAGTACTTTGTGAGCTTCAATGATAGCCGCTTTGCTGAGTTTCGTAACCTCTGCAAGTTTATTTGCCGCAAGAGCATCATTAGTTGCAAGCGTAATCAAGTGCTTGTCAATCGCGTCAGCTAGGGCATAACCAATGCGTTCCGTAAACGGTCGACGCAACTCGTAAGTACTTTGCTTCATCAAGCGGTCTTGAATTTCAGCTGGCGCACCCACATATTTGTCAATCAGCAAGAGCTGTTCTGTCGGGTTCAGCGGAGTGACTGTCATCTCCTGTCCAGGAACAATGTCCTGAGCTACCATATCAGGCAAGCTGATAATGTGTACAGTATCACCCGCATTCTTTACTTCGCCTTCGTAATCATGGTTAGCGAGTTGTTCCATGACAAGGCGGTTTCGGCGGTTCTGGAGGATTTCTTTAGCCCAGAACTTCGGCACAGTAACACCAGAGTTGGTGTTGGTCTGCATAGGATATGTTGCCATTAAATTTCCTCTTCTATGTTAGTAAATGTTCCCGCCACTTGTACAAGCATTCAGCATTTTAACGTGCTCTGGATTATCTGGGTCATACACATTCTCCAACCATTCATCGTTCACTACTGAAGACGTCTGAGTTTCGTTTGTGCTTGCACTCATGTTATCTGCAGCACCTTGCTGTAGCTTATTAAGTCGTTCTCTTTCTTCCTTGCGTCCTTGTTCGGCTGCAGCCTCTGGGCTAGTTGCACCTGCGTTGTACTTAGCTTCTCGGATTAAACGGGGCATATTGTCTGCCAGACGAAGCATAGCATCTGTGCCATAGCGTTCTTTCTCCTCGTTAAGAAGAGCAATAGCTTCGGCTTCGTACTTCTTGTCGTCTGGGTTATTACGCCAGTAATCGCGGATGTTGTCAATCATGTCTCGCTGCTTCATCCGGAATTCAAAGTATTCTCGGTCTGAGAGGGACTCATCGTTCTTGACGCTAGAGACTTCTTTTTCAACGGCGTCGCGATGTTTTAATTCAAGCTGCTTCCGTGTTTCTCGTACTTGCTTATGCGCAATCTTAAGAGCCTTTACTTCACCTTCGGATAGGTGGTCGGGGTCAAACCCTTGGCTCTTAGCAAACCGCTTGAGGTCTGAGTCAGCTCCCTGTGATTGATTATCTTGAGAACCTGTTTCCTCAGTTGCCTGGGACGCAGTATCTTGAGATTCATCAACCGCTGTGTTTTGTTCAGGTAGGGTTTCTTCAACGCCTGAGTCTGCATCAGTAGGGGTTGCGTCTTCTGTCATGGATACTCCTATATAAAATGTGTTCGGGGCGAATTAAATTCGCTAAGAGACATTAAAACACATGTAAAAACTTATGTCAAATTCTTATCTAAACGCAGCTTAACGTACTGCATCGCGTAAGCTATTCCGACCTTCCTCTGGTTAAGGAGAGCACATCTTTCGCTATCTAAGTTAGTGGTAACAGTCCCTTGAGGCGTAGTCTTAGTCTCAGTCATGTTGTCCACATTAGTCTGGATAAGCTTCATAGTGTCTTCCATGGCTTTTACCCAGTCTTTGTATGCGTCTGTATGCGAGAACAATGCCCATTCGCTTGCTATCTTACTTTCGTCTGCTTTCATTTATAATACTCCGTTAACTGGTAGCGGCCCTGAAGCTATGCCAGCAGGGTTAGCTATATTTGGTGTCTGCGTTTCAGGCATTATCGGCGGGCTTGGATTCTGGTCTGGCTCTACTACTAGTTTCTTGAGCTTATCTTGGTTCATATCAAGCATAGACTCTAGGTACAGCTTCGTGAATTCATACTGATTCACATACGGGCTCTGAGCAAACATCTGGTGGATAAGAGCATACTTCTGCCCTTCTTCAGAGCGCACTGCCTTAGTCGTAGATTCTAATTGTACTTTAGGTTCGTATTCCCCTAAGTATTCATCTGGGTCGTAATCGCGCCACTGGACGCCTTCAGAGCCTACTATACGCACTGCCATAGGCTGGTCTACAAAGATTTGTACCATCCAGAATATGATCTTGCCTAATTGAGCATATCCGCCGTCTTCTAGGTTAGTTAGCTTCGTAGAGAACCTCTGAGAAGCTTGGTTCATCTGAGCATTGATTTCCGTCGCGGTTACACGCCCTTTATCTTGCGAGACGCCTTGAATTACCTCATCAGCAGCTGTAGCTCGTCGCATCTCCTCTTTAATGCGGTACATCTCATTATCAGCGTCAGCACCAATAGATTGAACTTCTAACGGAGTGAGAGCTCCTTGCGGTACAGGGAAGATAGCACCAGGCATAGATTCAATGTCTTCAGCTAAGTACTTGAACTGAGGATCAAGGAGGAACATCCTATTAAGCGTGTAGGTGAGGTTATCAGACTTCTGGCTAGAGACATCATTTAATCGCTCTTGACGTCCGATAATCATCTCCACCTCGCCCTTGCCGTAGAATAATGAAGCGTCTACGTAGTTCCTAAGAACAGCGAAAGGTAGGAAGCCTTTAATCTCAGGGAATGTGACAGTCGTCTCTTCGGGAATGCCATCTAGTAAGCGAGTTACTTTCTTGGACTTCTTGCTCCGCTTGTACGGATTCTCACCTTCGTAGATAAGCGTTTCTCTGTTAGCAATGACTAGTTTCTTCTTACGAGTATAGTAGACAATTACTTCTACCTGACCCTCTTTATTGGGCACAGTGCTGCCCATCAAACGCTCTTTAGCAGTCTTGTCTGTGGGGTCGTCGTCATCGTCAAAGGTCTTAACCTTATCCAGATTCTTGTAGAGGAGCTTCATCTCTCCTGTCTCAGGGTCTACAATCTTCCTATTCTTCAGCTCGTCTACTGTCGTAAGGAAGCGGTAGCCAGCGTACTTCGGATACCCGTTAGTGCCAGGACGATCCATCTGAGTAGCAGCGGGGTCAACAAAGAAGTCCCTCAAGGGAATGTTAGCGATAGCAGGCATATCGCCTTCCCACGAGACCATCATCACACCAGTGCCGTACACAAGAGCATCATGCACCCAGTTCTGAACTTTCACAGTCATATTATTCTGTTCCCAGTAGAAGTCTAAGAGATTATTGATGACTTCAGTCTCTTGGTTCTGTTCTTCTCTTACAGGTACAAAGTTAAACTTAGGCTTGCCTCCTGCGATATTAGCCTTGATAGACTCTATAATCGTAAAGGTCTCAGGAACAAAGTCATCGGCTACCCCTTCGTAATCCCTGTGGGTGCGAATGCCGTTATAGCATTTCCAGCAATCATCCCACACCTCTTGCTTATATTTCTTTACATAATCTCTAGCCTGCGCAAAGTCCTTGTTAACAAGACGTACAAGATTCTTCTCGTAAGTATCAAGAGCCTGCTTCTTCTGCTCTTGCTTATCAACATCAGTCAATAAAGGCGCAATGTTTTCTTCATTGTTCATCAACGGCGGTGCTTCTTATATCTCTTCTTAATTACTTTCAAGTCCTTCTTATTATTAGCAGACCAGTCCCATAATTGCAAGGCTATGGCTTTAGCCATAATCGTATCATCATGTGTTCCGGTTTCGGCATTTGTCCTGCCCTTCTCATCTCGGACGTATGAAAAGGCTTCTTCCACAAATACAATGTCCTCATCTTTGACAAGGTTCTCTCTAATCGCCTCTGCCAAATAATCGATCGCAAGCGGTTTCGTAATCGACGTCGTCTTCCAGCCAAACTTAGCAGTCGGAGTCTCAAATACTTCATCCAACCCTTTTTCTCTCTTGTACAGATTATTGTAAAACAAATCGCGTAGCCTCTGCACAACAGCTAAGCCGTGATTATTTATCTCAGGCCCTACCAGCGCCCAGTTGTAGAACCTGCCCAATTTATCCAGTATATGCGCAAACTGATCAGGGTCTACAAGATTACTCCTATAACGAGCCACGGTCTTCATATCTCTCACTCGTACCACATCAGCCACAGAGTAGTCTCCCGTAGCCAAGCCCTCGGCAACGTCAGCTCCGATAACGTACTCATCGCTCTTATCAGGCATATCCCATATCTTCAGTTTCCCATTATGGTCTTCTTCTACATACGGGTTCCTCTGAGAGTCATCATGTATAGTATAAGTCTTAGCCTCCTTAGTATTCTTCTCTAAGTGGATAAGAGCCTTGGTGTTGAATACAGTAGAGCCAGAAGCAATAAACGCCTCATGGGGAGTAGAAGGATATTCCTGCAATAGAAGCTCAGGGCGTGCAACGAACTCTCGCTCCTTGTACCGCCTGAACCTCAACTTAGCTTGTATTCTTTCCTCAGGGACTTTATAAAACTCATTCCCTATCTGCATACCTTCTCGCATGACTTCAACTAAATCTTTCTCGTCGGGAGTGAGGTCAGTAATTTCATCACCGTCCATCTCGTATTCATCTTGCACCCACCATGGAAAGAAGAACGTCTCAAAGTTACTATCTCCTTTTACGGATCTATCCCACATCTTGGCAAAGAAATTACCTCTACCGTTAGCAGTACTCTCTAGGAATACCATAGTTCCTGGTCTTGCCGGCACAGTCTGCATGATAGAGGCTACTAACTCCTCACCGTTATCCCAGAATGCAGATTCACTTGCATGTACGAGTTGCGCAGTATCGCTTCGTCCTGCTGCAGTGTTCTTCGCTGTGGCTGTTTTGATGACAGAGTTCAATCCTATCTCGTCACCATTCTCATCAGCAGCACCGAACGTAAGGTCTGTGCGGGTATTGTATTTCCGGTTAGGCTTAAATAAACGGTTAGAATTGTCATAATACCGCTTAAACATATTATAGAGGTTTCTGGAAGCTGCATCTTCATGCGCGATAATGAATGAAGTAATATTCCTGTGAGTAGTAGTATACCAGTAAATAAGCGCCTCTATAGCTGTAGATAAACCCATCTGACGCGCTTTAAGTACAATGATGCGTACAGGTACACCTTTCTCCAAAAGATACAGCACACGGTCAATTAGAGCCCTCTGAGCGCGATTAGGAACGAACCTTACTATCTGAGCATTCTTGTCACGAATCCAAAGATTTCCTTTACAGTATCTGTAGAAGTCTTTAGCTATCTCTCTAACTTTTCTCTGGAGCTCTTTATCCATTTTATTCTATAGTAACACAAAAATAATAGAGCCTGCAATGAGACTCTATTCCAAGGATATTTACTTTCGTAAATCTCTCGCCTAGTCGGGCTATCTCTCCCATCAGATGCTTACGGCGAGAATCGGCATCTTCCCTCTGAATAAATCAAGTATGGGTCTTAGTAGTAGGCTCTTGCAGCATAGCAGATTATTCTTCATTTGTCAACTGCGCAGCGATAAGCTTAATCCAGGTATCATATGAAGGAACTTTAGAGACGATATAGTATTCTTTTAGCTCCGTCCCTTTCTTTCCTCTAAGGATAACTCCTTTGCCCCAGAGCTTCTTTTCTTCAGGGGCGGGGATGTCTACAGCCCATTGGATACTAGGATACAGATATGTCGCTCGCTTCAATAATCTCTTGCTCATTGCTTCCTCTTGGCGGTATTTCATCTTCATCAAAATCCCGAAGAGCTTCATCAATATTCGCATGTAATACCTGCTTCCTTTCTATGAACATTCCCTGCGCCTTACCCAGTAACTCTAAAGCCTTTAATCTGATATTTGCGCTCTTGTTGTTCAATGCTAAGTCCTGGAACTGCTGGACAATGTGTTCAGGTTTCATCTCAATCAGCCCTACGGCAGAGTCAATCCATGGATACCGCTTAGGATTACTAGCCATCTTACGAGCGTAACTGTCCGAATAACCAGCCTCACAGGCGGATGCATAGATATTAGCGAACGTGGGGCTCTTAGGGTCGAGATAATTAAAACAGAACTCCTCTCTACGACGAGCATCTATGTCTTTTGTCTCACCTAAAATCTCTGTCTTTCTCTTCTCAAGCTTGACTCTGTCAATAGTCTTGACACCTCTAGCCCGATAGCGAGGATGAGCTCTTTCTACTCCTTTTCTGCGGGTGAGTTTTTCTTTCGGCATTCTAGGTCTTTCCCGGATTTCTTGGATAACAAATCTTTCTTAATAGATTTCTTAGCTAAATCAAATAAATCATCTATATTATGGTCTCCGATTTCAACGCAGAAACCTCTTCCGTCCCATGATACCACAAACAGCCCTTCGCGCTTAACGGTCTCTAAGCGGTACTGTGGGCTACTGGACGACGTAGAAGTTTGTGTGCTTGCTTTCTTCTTCATACATTTCCTTAATGAATTTTATAAAGTTTTTGTCTATTGTATCAAATACCAACGCCTGATACATAAACCTATGTTCCGGATCTATATGCTCTAACGGCTGACCCTGCAGAGATTTGCCTTCTAGCATCTCCTTTAGGGGACTGTCTTCGCCCGCTCTCATAGACTCTTGCCACAACTTATCAGGGTTCACCTCCTTAAGCATTACGGCATCCTCGTAGTCGATAGCAGCATACTCATCGCCAAATATATACAGGATGCGCGTACCCACATCGGGACTATTCATTTTCTTTGGTCTCACTTCCCTCTAATTCTTTTAAGACTAATTCAGCATACCCTGCAATATCCCGCCAAGAATCCTTATGATACGGATTGCCGCAGACAATTCTGCTTAATTTCACACAAATCATCGTAAGAGACTCTAACTGGTAAGAAGAAATATTCTTCCGATCCAGTTCCTTTGCTAATACTGCCTGCAGGGTCTGCGATACTTGTGCCTGTTTCCTATAATCCCCGTAAGTGTTATGCCGATCTTGGATTACTTCCTCTACCATTCACTCCGCTCCTCAGAATATTTACTTCGTAAATCTACCATTCCGCTCCCTCTACGTCGTTAATCAAATGGAGCAATTCCTCTCTATCGCTAATCTCTGCTGCTAATTTAGCTTTGTACTCAGCTCGCTCTACTGGAGACATTCTGAGAATAACTTCACCTAAAGAAGGTTCTTTCACCTCTAGCCCAGGTATAACCTCTTGCCCTTTAATCTGGTCTCTACTAATGCTCAATAGTTCCATAGTCTATCCTTTCCCTACTAATGATGGATTACTGTTATCTCTTGTTGCTATGCGGTCATATGACCAGCTCTTGCATGAATTACAAAACCACTGTTTTACCTCCCCTGCGACTCTATACGATACTCCTCTGCTCTGAAGATCCTTGCTGCCGCAATGCGGGCACACTCCAGTTTCGCGCATATAGTTCCCCATATTAGGATGATTATCAATATACGGTAAGAGCTTTTTATAAATCTTCTCTAATAGGAGGACGTCTTGATTATTGTACTTCTTCATCTGCCGAATGGCTTTCTTATCCCCTTTAAGGAAATCAGTCTCTAAATCCTTGTAACCGACAGAGACCTTGCTTCCTAGATTGAGATATTCTCCTAAGTCTCCTAAAGAGTTAGAAGGAAAGCGGAACTTCCTCCGCGCCACACGTAGTGTGTCTACTGTTTTATACGGAGAAGGCTTATCTATTCCATTCCTCAGGAAGATAGTATTGGCAATACGATTGTCAAATCCTGCACCATTATGCGCTACCGCGATATCAGCTTCATTCAATAAATCAGCTAAGGACTGTACGAACTCTACTTCATTATCGTACTGATGCATATGCTTGAAGTGAACGCCTCCTCCTAGCCACTTATACGAATAAGACATCAACCTCTGCGGCTGAAGTTCCTCTACTACCTTATAATCCCATTTATTCCCATAGCCCCTGACTATAGAAGTTGACACCTCGGTATCCCATATAAGGACTTTTGGTTCTACTATACTGTTCTTTACCATGTATCGTATTATAGCATATTTTTACTCAGAAGTCAAGAGACAACAGAATCCTTGTCAAGAGGGAGTCTCTTCATCCGTCTGCGCCGAATAAAGAGACTATGCTATTTTTTTTCAATTATAAAGGTACTCATGACTTCTCCCCTCTTTTTTTTGGATCCCCCCCCTATTCATCTTATAGACATATAAGCATATATAAGCCCTATTCTCTATAACGCGCAGAGAGGTGCGCAGAGAGGTGCGCAGAGAGGTGCTATTCCTCTAACACTACCCTACACGCCTGTACCACCCACATCTTGTGTCCATCCCACTACTATGCCATACATAGAACCAAAGAACATAAAAGAACCAGCACAAAACAAAGAACTAAAATAAATAAAATACTATGCGATGCAGCGCGCCGTATGTCAAGACATAACTGCGCCATATGTCAAGAGACAGTACAAAGCCTTGTCAAGCGCGCCATCATATGGATCACAACAAGACAATCTTTGTGCAACATTGTCAAGAGGCGCATGGCGAGACTGCGCAGCGCATAAATAACCGTCTTTAGTATTGACAAATACCATATTATATGGTGTAGCATGCAAAAACTAAAAAAACGAACCTTGTCCAAAAAAAATGGTAAAAACCCGCGATTTTTGGGTCTTTTCGGCACTTTTGTGCTATTGCTAACAATAAAATATTGTGTGAATATGGCAAGATTATGACCATTTATTTGACAGAATGTCAAGAATATTGTGTAATAATGTGATAAATAAAGGGTGAAACATAGAGTTATCCACAGATTCAACTAAAAAAATCTAAAAAAAGTATTGCATTTAGCGTTGCACTGCGCTATAATAAAGACAGTTACAAAAGAAGTAACAGCAACCATTAGCAAAGCGATATCATCTACGACGCGCGATAATAGTAATATAACCGAGGTCGCAGCGATAAATCAGTAGAAAGTACGCTATAATGAAGACAGTTACATAATTTGTAACGATAGTAGTAGACACCTCTGCAGGCGCGATTAAAGTAATGCAATAGTATCGCAGCAATAGCAGTAGAATGTCAAGAGTTAGCGATTGACTCTAAATAGTCGCATATATGTATTCAACCTCTGAGGGCTTATAGAGGGGTTGAGTGCCAGTAGTACAGACAAGTTATTGTTTAGATGTCAAGGTGGCAATAGCGGTAGATATCATTGGCGCAGCGTTGAATTGTATGCATAGTGTGCGGTTGAATTGCTGATACTACACCAGTGATTGAAAGGCTAGGATGTGTCGTACATGGGCGACCAGCGTGCGTAAACTTGCATAGCGAGTTTCGAGGACTATAGACGATAAGACTGTCAATTCATAGCTATATAAGCGTTTAGTAGCGCGATAGTACTAGTCGGTACTTATGTATAGTGGTTGATTGAACCTGGCTTTTAGCAAGTGTATTTTAACAAATAGCTTATTGATATCCGTACGGCGCGGCCGACAACCGCACTGGATGGGTATCTTTTTAATATCTAGTATTGGGCTATGCACAACCTAGGGGCTTACAAGATGCGGCGGTAGCGTGAGATATAACACACCTCTTACGCTACCAGAGCGTCTATTTTTAGTTGTTGGAATGACTTATTCGGAAGTATGGTGGGATAGGTCTCAAAATAACTAAATATCTACGAAAGGGGTAACTATGAACGTAGAACAAATCTATCAAGAGCTAGAACTAGAGTTTGGCGCTGATTGGTGGGAATCCACTGATATCAATGAGAGGGTGGTAGCGTAGTACGCTAGTAATTAAGGAATATAATAACTATGCATTGTATTGAGGTTAGAGCTGATAGGCTCGACATTCTACGGCGGGGTCTATCCAAATACCGCGCTACGTGTACCGTGTTATCGCGGTATACAGTCGACGGGGTACGCTACCTCGACGTAGAGGTATCCAGGGACGGCAAACTAATCACAAGAGTAGAAGAAAGGGTAAAATGAAATCAAAGATAATCTTGGGCGCCGCTTTGGGCGTCATTATGGGTGCACTATGGGTTGGCGGTATCTACGAGGAGCAAAATTCCAAGACCGTGATGGAAGTCTGCGGATATAGTCACGGTATAGTCTCAGGAGACATAGAGCGTATCTGCGGAAGTATCCAGGAGCGTACTGGGTATGAGTACCTCTGCAAAAGGGGTGAATGCAAGGTCGAAAAAATGGAGCGAGGTCTCTGATATCGATGGGGCGACGTGTCGGTTGTCGTCCCTTAAACTAAACGCACTCTAGGGGTGCGTACAGTTGCTAGAGTTACCCCTGGCGGCTGTACCTGCCTCTTGAGGTAGAACAGCAATCAAACTCTGTCGAAAGGAGTATTATATGGCAAAATATCAAGTATCAGTACCACTAGTGGTCAAGAACAGTACGAGCGAGATAACGTTCAAGTCAACACGCGAGTTATTCGGGTGGTTGGTGCGCAATCCCAAAGCTAAGGTGGGCGCAGACAAGAATAATAACTGGTTTATAGAGGTAAGACAGTAGCTCCACTCGGAGATAAAGTGATGCTATTCAGTGTAACTAGTAGAGGTGGAGCAACACGTCTCGTCGCTCGTGAACGCGATGGGATGTTTGAGTACGAGATGGAGGACGGCAGCTGGGGACAGTACAAGACATTAGAGTCCCTTAGGAACGCCGTAAGGATTAAGATAGCACTAGGCTATTTCGGTAAACAATATAAGGTAGAGGGTGAATTATGAGAGTAGAATATAGAAATGAGTTCTATAGGTTTGACAACTACAGCTTAGAAAAGGTTATCTCGCTGTTTGGGGATGTCCGTGGCAACGTTTATATCCTGAACAACGAGGGCAAAGAGTTGGCTTACCGCGAGTTTGGTAAGTGGGTGTATTGCTAGACAAGCTTTGGCGCAGGGCAACCTGCGTTATTGCCTGCTTAGTAATGAGCAGCAAAGTAAACTCTGTCGAAAGGAGGGCGATGAAATATATCAAATTTAAGGATGATGAGGGCGAGTACTATGCCTTCCCGAGCGGCGGAGGGTTTATCGTCGGGCGTTTGTTCGGCGAAAAATACTACCCCGAACTAGCGTTTGGTTCGCGTTGGAATGAATGCGAGGATAAGCTAGAGCTAATCCAGGAGCTACTCAGCTTACCTAAAGAACAATTTAAGAGCACGAAAAGGGGGCGATAAATGCGTAAATATGCAGTCTGGTGGCGAAGTGGCTACGACGAACCGACTCAGATGGACTACTTCCATAGCTCATATCGGGCAGGAAGTAAAGCCAACCGCGAGGACGTCATGAGATACCTCAAGAGACGTTACTCGGATATCTACGAAATAGACGATATAAAGCTGGAGGTCGAGCGATGAATGAGTATGAGAATGAGCTGCTAGACGACGTACGGCGAGTACGCGAGCTTTCTATCAAGGACTACAAGCACTATATGCGAAGTAAGGCGTGGACAATTGAGAACATCCGCGACTATATCGTGGCGCGAGCTAAGAACTTAAAAGCATTGCAATATTGGCTGGTGAATGAAGACCGTATTCTAACGCTGTTCGATGGTGAGCACAATAAGCAAATTAACATAATTCTGGGGAGATAGTATGGACAAAAAAGCAATATCTCTAATCCGAAAAGCGGGCTTTGGGTATCTAAAGGTCGAGCTGGAGGGGCAAATGAACCGCCCCGAAAGCGCTTGCTTGGAAGACTGCGCCAACTGCGATGGTGAGGGCGAAGTTGAATGCGGCGCCTGTAACGGCTGCGGGTACACAGAAGACGACGAGAACGAGAGGTATGTTTGCGGCGAGTGCGACGGTGAAGGGGATGTAGGGTGTACAAACTGCGATGGTGAGGGCGAAGTTAACACTGAAGAATCGCGCTTTTACGACACAGACACATGCCGAGAATGGATACTAGACCATGTTAGCAAGAGAGCCAAAGATTCTCTAATCTACAGCAAATTTTACTACGACGGCTCTGTTGATAGCGAGTTCACGTTTACGCTCAGATTAGAGGACGCTGAATACATACAAGAGTTTATCGAAGTGTTTAGCGCTCTGTCTGATGAGATTGGTAACGGCTTAGACACGAGCGGTGCGGGTATGCACATCGGGTTGCTGCCGATTGAATCAGAGGGATACTACCCGTATGACGGCGAAAGGTTTAATCGCGAGAGGCTTGCTAACTTCACGACACAATGCGAGCTGCTTATGCCGGCGTTATTATGCGCTGCCATGAGCAATTCCAGCAGTAGGTCGTTGCACTACAGGACGCCTAGAGTATCAAGCAGCAAGTACAGTGCTATTCATGTCATGAACGGTACTTGCATTGAATACCGGTTGTTTGAGACTTGCTTTAATAACTCTTGGGCAGTATTCGATTATCTCAAAACCATCTCTGAAACACTAAAATTCTATATCAATCCTGACAAAAAGGTCAAGACATCAGGTAAGACGCTAGAATATTTGGGTGGGGACGGCACAAAGACTTTCTTGAGAACAGCTGAGGACGTGAAGATAGTTAAGGGGCAATTGCGATATATCCTTGGCGGCCGCAAGATTAGCGAGTTCTTCAGAGCGAGAGGTCTTCGTCTGGACGGACGCGCTTATCGGAAAAGCGACAGGCTGATACGAAAGCTGACGGCTAACCGGTGTATGCTAGAGAAAGAAGCGGTAGACGAAGCTGTGAGCGAGAAGCTTTCTCCCCATGAGAGAACGAGGGTGCGTGAGATAATCGAGAGCCACGGCGTTTCTATAGAAAAGGCTATCATGCTTGTCCGCAACATCGAAGCGCCTGAGTCTTTTGAAAATAAGCTTGCAAAAACCTATCGCGAGGGGCGAGAAATTGTATTCAAAGGAGGCGTTTAATGTGCGGGATTGTATATAGTAAGAATTTTCTAGGAGGTGACGTCACGAAGACCATCTTAAAGCGTTTTGAGGCGCAAAGAACAAGGGGCACGACATCGTTCGGGTTCTATGTTCCCGAAAGAGACCAACTAACGGTAAACGTCAAAGAACGGCGCATTAAGAATCGGTTGAAGAAGAATAAGCAGTCTGAAGTACTATTTCACCATCGGTTTAGTACTTCTACGGTAGACGTTCCTAGCGCATGTCATCCATTTAGCACTAAGAAACACTGGAAAAACCAATACATCGGAGTGCACAACGGGGTGATTCGCAATGTTTATGAGCTTGAAAAAGAACAAAAAGCCCTTGGTATTGAGTATGTTAGCAGGCAAACTGATGGCGCATTTAACGATAGCGAGGCTCTGATATACGATATCGCTAGAGTATTAGAGGGCGAAAAGAGTGAGGTCAAGGCTGAGGGCTCTATGGCGTTCATCATCATCAAGAAGGATGAATATGGGAAGCCTGTTAATCTATTCTTCGGGCGCAACTCAAGCAATCCGCTGGTGATGAAGAAGACGAAGTATTCATTGACGCTATCATCGCAAGGCGAGGGCGAGTCAATTATCCCTAATACACTCTATTCGTACGATTATGAGACAGGGATTCTGGTTCAACGATCTATGACGTTCCCGTCTTATTCACACATCCAGCCATACTGCGGAAGCGACTACCACTACTTGAGCCAATACACCGCTAATGCTGAAGCTCGTGAGATTATACAAGCGAGTAACATCTCACTCACCACCGGCTCTTTGGTGCAGGCTCACCGGCGCATCTTGTATGAAGCAGGGCATAATGTAGACAAGTATCGGGAAACTGTGAATAAAGAGATAAAGGATACGGAAATAGAGATCCGGAGGATCGAAGACGAGAGTTGGCTTGTTGAGAGCATGGAAGCGTTCAATGCGCTCGTCTCATACGCTGACAGGTTAGATGAGCATATCTCATTCCTCAATAAATTGCTAAGAAAGGAGATGCCATGTCAAAAACAAAATACAATCTCTATAGGGATATTATAGAAAACCTCAACATGCCGGTGGGAAGCTATAGAAGCGGCATAATCGTAGCATCCCCCAGCCATCCTGACTTTAATTTCAATTTTGAGGCTCGGAAGTGGCTCAACGAGTGCGATAAGATTATTGTGCGCTCCGGGGGAAAAGATATCGCATTAGTAAAAGTGTCTAAAGACAAAATTATAATATACACAGAGGGCGTCACTCGTGAGTATGGTGAAAAAGCGATAGACATCCTCAAGGGTATGCTAGAGTCGTTAGACTACGAGGTAGACAAGAAGTATAACTACGAGAAGGAGTATATCAATGAGAGTAGGAGCAGACACCAAAGCACTCGACGAATTGAAATGTTTGCTGTCGAACAACCGAGCGATCTCTAAACAGTTCACGTTAGTCGACCTTACTGGGGGCAGGCGCGGCATATACAACGCAGCGTCTATGAATATGGTGGCTGGGTATAACAAAAAAGGTACTCTGT